AATTGGCGGGATGCGGAAGAGGGTGAGTGGGCTTTGAGTGACGATGGGCAGGTATTTACGGTATTAAGACGTGCGGTCATGTTTAGTAATCAATATAACAAAGAGACCAATTACATTCGTACGTTACTAGGGACTGCTTTTGTTGTAGAGAATGCCAAGCTAGAGGGAGAGCCTCCCAAAGATATCTATACATTTACACGCCGTAAGAACAGCAAGTACATTACTGCTAGGGAAAAGCTGTTTGCTAAGATGGTAGCCATGGGTCGTGATGCAACGGATGCTTACTTAACGGTCTATAAGACCAAGAACCGTCGGTATGCTCTGACCCGTTCTAAGATTTTATTAAGACAAAAGAGGATACGAACATTGATTAACAAAGAAGTAGAAGAGTTAATGGATGACTTGGGGATTACCAAGACTTATTTATTAGAGAATGCAAAGTCGGTAGTAGATAAAGCAGATGTACGGGATGGTGATAAGTTACGTGCATTAGAGACCTTGATGAAGATATCAGGATTATTGTCTACCGAAAAGAAAACAGACTCCGTAGCGTTGATACAAGAGTTCACTGGTTTCTCTAAAGATAGATTAAAAGCCTTTGAGACGGGGCTACTAGAAGAGAATGCGTCTCAATAGACCTAGTTGGGCATATCCTGTATATGTTCAGTGGGGTAAGATACATTACAACATTAAAATAATAAGGAAATAAGATGCCATACGGAAAAGGAACTTACGGTTCAAAAAAGGGAAGACCACCAAAGAAGAAGAAGAAAAAGAAGATGATGGGTGGTGGAGTTGTTAAAAAGATGCGTAAAGGTGGACGCGTTAAGAAAAAGAAATAGGAGTTACCATGGGAATGGGAGTTAAACACTACTTTAAAAGTGGTAAAGAACATAAGGGCGGTCTACATAAGATGCCTAATGGGCAACTACATAGTGGTAAAACACATGGCCCAAACAGTAAACGGTTGTTTCACTTTGGTGAATTAAGTAAACAAGCTAAAGGTATGGCTAAAAAGAGCTGGGGCAAGTAATGGCTTCAGCTGTCAAGACCAAGCCAGCGATGTGGAAACGAATTGTTGCTAGTGTAAAAGCGAGTAGCAAGGGTGGCCCCAAAGGAAAATGGTCAGCACGTAAGGCACAATTGGCTACCGCTCGTTATAAAAAGGCAGGTGGTGGCTACAAGGGTGCAAAATCAAGTAGTAACCGTTTGTCTAAATGGACAAAGCAAGAGTGGGGGTATACAACCAAAGGCGATGAAAAGAAACCAAGAAAAAAACGAGGACGTTACCTACCTAAAAAAGTTAGGAAAAGTCTTAGTAAATCCCAAAAAGCTGCTACTAATAGACGTAAACGAGCAGCGAGCAAAGCTGGCAAAGGAAAAGCAAAGTATAGTAAACGAATAGCAGGTAAAGTGAGAAGAGCATAATGCCAAAGAAAAAAGATTCAAGATTAGCCCGAGCAGGTGTGTCGGGATATAACAAGCCAAAGAGAACTCCGGGTCATCCAAAGAAAAGTCATATCGTTGTTGCTAAACAAGGAACACAGATTAAGACCATTCGATTTGGCCAACAAGGGGTCAAGACCGCTGGTAAGCCTAAAGCGGGTGAGTCTCGTAAACAAAAAATGAGACGTAAGTCTTTTAAAGCGAGACACGGTAAGAATATAGCTAAAGGTAAGATGTCCGCGGCTTACTGGGCAAATAGGGAAAAATGGTAGTGCCTAACAAGGGGGCTAAATTAAGAAAAAGAGGTAGAATGCTTGCTACCAAAAAGATTGCTGAGTATCGAGCTAAACGCAGAAGAGCGAGAAAACTTGCCAAAAAAGAAGCCAATAGAGACATTTAACGTTATACCTCCTCCTGAAGAAATGATTCGTCGGGACGAGATATTAGCCAAATCTTATAAAGACCTACTATTCTTTGGAAGAGCTTTTCTTCCTAAAGACTTTATGCATAAGAGTGCATCTCCTTCCTGTCACTACACCGTTTCTAAAAGACTAATATCAACTAAACCCGGGGAACGTATATGTATTATACTTCCTAGGGGCTTTGGTAAATCTATTCTATCTAAATCAGCTATCTTACATAAGTTATGCTTTGCTAGTGAGGATGACCAAAACTTTATTGCATGGGTATCGGAAGAGCAAGGTCAGGCGATTGACCACTTAAAGTATCTTCGATACCACTTAGAGACCAACAAGACCATCAAGTATTACTTTGGTAATATGGATGGGGGTAGCGTAGGAAAGCGTTGGACAGAAAAAGACCTTGTTATTCCTAAAGGAGATAGAATTATAGCTAAAGGTACTTCCCAAAGACTTAGGGGGCGTGCAGAGGTAGATGTCCGTTATACCGGTATTATCTTGGATGACTTTGAATCAGAGCTAAATACCAAGACACCTGAACGACGTAATGAGATTAAGAAGTGGGTGGTATCTACAATCTATCCTGCTTTAGAAGAATCACCCGGTAATGAGGGTTGGATATGGTTAGCCGGTACGATTGTACACTTTGATAGCTTTTTACAGATGACCTATGATGGATTCCGTAAAGCGCAAAAAGACAAAAGAAGTTATCCGTGGGATGTCTTCTTTCACAGGGCGATTGAAGAAGGTAAAGCGTTGTGGCCTGAGCAGTTCCCGCTTTCCAAGTTAAATCATAAGAAACAAGAATTTATAGAAGCAGGCTTAGTTAATAAGTTTGCTCAAGAGTATATGAATGATGCGAGAGATATATCTAATGCATCGTTTAAGATAGATAGAATCCAGCATTACAACGGTGAGCGTAAGCTAATGAATGGATTTAACTACTTAGTAGAAGGCGATGAAGTAATTCCTATTAATGTTTACATGGGTGTTGACCTTGCAGCTACAGCTACAGAGACCTCTGACTATCAAGTCATACTGGTAATGGCGATAGATTCTAAGAGTAATCGGTATGTTTTAGAGTATTTTAGAGAACGTATCCCTACTTTTGATGTCCCAGCTAAAATTATAGAGATAGCAAAGAAGTATAGTCCTGTTAGACGGGTAACGATTGAGACCGTTGCAGCCCAAGAGATGGTTAGAGATATGGTAACCCGTATGAGTGCTAATGAAAAAAGACTGATGCCCGGTATCTTTAAGGGTGTTAAGCCACCCAATAGAATAAAAAAGCAAGATAGGTTAGAAACCACACTAGGCCCTATTGTTAATTCTAAGAAATTATATATCAGAAGAGAGATGACAGAGATAATAGATGAGTTCTTTGAACACCCCAAACCTCGAAACGATGATATTATGGATGCGCTATACTATGCAGACTACTTTGCTAGGGCGCCGAAATCACAAGCTACTACTAAAGAAGGATTTGCTAGCAGTAAACGTAAAAGTAAACTCTTACCTAAACTGCGTAAATACAACTGGATAACGGGTGCTAGAAATTAATTATTTATTTCTTGGTTTATTGTCATTGTCCTTCTTATATTTAAATGCTGTGGAGTGTAACTTCACACACCTGTTTATAAACATTTTAAATAAAGCTATTAATCCACATACCATATGGCTAAACAAAAAAGCAGGTTCCCCAGCTACGGCTTAGTTAGGGGGCCATCACATGAACAAGGCGGAGTTGCTGGCATGGTTGCCGGTGAACAGCCTGTTGAATTAGAGGGCGGCGAATGGATAATACCCAAAGAAGCTGTCCCTGATTACCTACCCGTTTTAAAACAAATCACTAATGAAGGTCGTGCCATGCAGCAAATGCAGAATGGCAATTCGGCTATGGATGCTTTAATAGCGTCCGCTTCTATGGAAACTGGACTAGCTCAACCTAAATCACCCATGTTTATGGGTGGTGGTATGATGGATGAGTATGAAGGTGGTGGTCAACTTCATAGTCGCAGAATGTATAATCAAAAAGATAAAAAAAAATATGGCTACGAAATGGGTGGTATGATGCCTGAGTATCAAGATGGTGGTGAAGTTGAACCAACTTTTGGACAACGCTTTACAAGTATGTTCCCATCTAAACACCAAGACGAAGCTAGGGCTTTAGAACAGCAAAGAGGATTAGCTAGTCTTATAGATTTCTTTGTTCCTCAAAGTGCAGCAGAAGCTGGATTAATGTTAGCTGCTGGCCCAATTGCCGGAAAAGCGGTAAAAGTTGCTGGAAAAGCTTCAAAAGCTGCTAGAAAAGCTATGTCAAAAATACCAAAATCTTTTGATGAAGTTTCAGAAGATACATTTTTTGATAATGTACCATCAAAAGCTACAACAGGTTTGCAAAAATCATTATCTAAAATAAATTTAGACGAGGCAGACTCTGCATCACTAGAAGCTTTAAATAAACAATTAAGAGATAATATAATGCTCTTAGATGCCGATAATATAAAAGCTATTGGCGATATCGAAAGAGCTCTTATAAAAAGAGGTAAACAATACGGTAAACAAAGTACAGGTACAGATATATACAAAGCCCAAAAAGAAGGTAAGGTTAAAATTTATGGAGGTTTCCATGGTGGGCGTAAAAGTAAATATGCAAGGCGTGAAGGTGGTATGATTAAACAATACCAGCAGGGTGGACAGATGCAGCCTCGTAAGCAGCAAGAGATTCGCAACCCACAA